ATGAGTTCTGGTTATGGCGGGAGCCGTACAACTGGCGGCGGCAATGTTAGCGCCGGTTCCAATGTTGGTGGCGGTGGTCGTCAGGGCGGGACAAGCAACGCTACGTCTGTTGCGGCCCGTGCCGGTCAAATCTCAAATCCCGCTGCCACCGCTGCCCGTTTGGGTGATCTTCCCGCACAGGCGGCTCGTGCCGCCGGTGTGTCCGCCGATACGGCCAACTCGATTGGCAATTCTCTCGCTCGTGGCGGCTTTGGCTCCATGTCGATGAGCGGCTCAATCTCTGGCGCCGCGAAGCAGGATATGGCCCGTGCGGATGACTTCCGTCGTTCTCTTGATGAAGTCGTTACTCGCCCAACCATCACTGTGACAACGCAGACGCCTGTTGGCGCGAAGCTGACTGCCCTTAAAAATCAATACGTTGGGCAGCAGATTCCTCTTTCTCAGGCGACCACACTCGCTGCTCAGGTTAAGGCCTTGGCGCCGGGGGCAACTGCCTTCACAACCAATAGCTCCACCTATCCAGCCCCGGCAAACATACAGAACTACAATGTTACTCCGGGCTTTCAGGTTTCCAGCATTCTCGGGCCATACAATGTTTCTGTCGCAATTCCAAAGTCGGTTGCGATGACGCAGCAAAGCCAGTACCCGACGCCGCAGCCACGTCCATCTACGCCATCCCCATCTGTGGTGGCGGGTTCTGGGGATGTGGGCTTTAGGGCCCCTCCAAGCCCATCCGGTGGCCTTGTGGCCGGTGCTGGTGATACTGGGTTCAGGGCCCCGCCAAAGAGCCAAGACAGGCTCGTAAGCCTTGATGCGGCTGGTAATATCGTTGAGGCTGGTTCCGTACCGACGCACTTTGGGAAGCAGTTCTACGACCGTCTCCCGCAGGAAGAAACACCCCCTAGCCGACCGGCTCAAATTGCTGGTGCCGGGGACACTGGTTTTCGCGCTCCTCCAACAAGCCCAACGTCTCCTTCCGTTGTCGCGGCCTCTTCGCCGCCATCGCAGACTGGCTATAATTTTGGGCCCGGAACTGGCGGTTTTATGGGGCGGAATGACCGTGAAGACAGGACTGCCCGTGATGGGCAGATTTACAAAAAGCGTAATCCATATCAGCCCGGCACCACCGAGTATGATCAGTGGAACAAAGATTTCAACAGCGCCAATAATGGAACTGTTGCCCCTACTATGACACTTAGCTCAACGGCAAAGAGCGGCGGTTTGGTGCGGCGTGATGGAGTCATCCGCCGTGGTCGTACTAAAGGACGCTTTATCTAATGGCTTCTCCAAAACTTGCGATTGGTTCCGGTAAGAAATTTACAACCATTCGTAATCGGCGCAGGAATAAACCTAAACACCTGCGGCATTCGAAAACCCTTGGCCCCAAAAGCTGTATGCGTGGGGACAGGGGCAAGATGTGATATAGTTGGGAAGCTTGGCGTTAGGGTGGTCGGGCCGCTTACTCGTGTAACGATAGCAGGGCCGGGGCCAAGCACTTTTTGAAGGTATGAAATGACAACTAGCGGTGTAAGCTCATTTAATCCGTCTCTGACGGAAATCATGGAGGAAGCCTACGAACGGGCTGGTCTGGAACTCCGTTCCGGCTATGACGTTCGCACGGCTCGTCGCAGCCTCAATATCTTGGCTGCTGAGTGGTCAAATCGCGGCCTGAACCTCTGGACTATTGAGCAGGGCTCTCAGGTTCTCACGCCCGGCACGGCTACATACACCCTCCCAACCGACACAATCGACCTAATTGAACACGTTTGCCGCACCACAACCGCAGGTCAAAATACTGACTTGACACTCGCAAGAATTAGTGTTAGTGACTATGCGGCTATCCCAACGAAGGGCACACTTGGGCGCCCCGTCCAGATTTATGTGAACCGTCAGATCACCCCGGAGTTCACTGTCTGGCCCACACCAGATAGTAGCATTCCTTACACTGTGGTATACTGGCGTATGAAGCGGATGCAGGATGCGACAAGCACCGCCAATCCTTCTGGCGATAATACCTACGACATCCCAAGCCGGTTTATCCCCGCCATCATCTCTGGACTCGCCTACCACATCGCGCTGAAAAAGCCTGACGCTGCCGACCGTATCGGTATGCTGAAGCAGATGTACGAAGAGCAGTTCCAGTTGGCTGCGGACGAAGACCGCGACCGCGCCCCGGATCGGTTTATCCCCTTTATGGGGTATAATTGGACTTAACATGACACAGCCTTATGCAAAAGGTAAATACGCATTTGGCTTCTGCGACAGGTGTGGTTTTCGCTACGACCTTGGCGACCTTAAGTTTGAGGTCCGTAAGGGGAGGAACGTAAACCTTAAGGTCTGTAATGAGTGCTGGGACCCGGATCAGCCGCAATTGTGGCTTGGCACATTCCCAGTTAATGATCCACAGGCCCTCCGTGATCCCCGTCCAGACATCGCCCAGACTCAGAGCCGTGCGTTGTTTGGCTGGATTCCCGTCGATAGCATCATTGATGCTGCCGAGGGTAATGAAGCTGGTGAAGTCGGCAATAATGCCGTTTACATCTCTGGCCTCCTTGGTCAGGTAATCATTCTAACAAACGGCAAATATACGCCGGATATTTAAGGAGAAGCCTCATGGCTGGTAAGATGGGTTGTCGCGGTGGCGGCTTGGCTAAGAAGGGTTGGGGCGCTGCTCTCAAGGGTGGCGGCATGGCTCGTAAGGGTGTTGGCGTTGCGCTGAAGGACGGTGGCAAGGCTAAGAAGATGGCTGTTGGCGGCACAACTGCACCGACAGTTCCTCCTCCCACTACGACAACTGCGCCAACAACACCTCCGACGACACCGGCGGCTCCTACGCCGGATCGTAATAAGCAGCGTGGTGGTTTTGGGGGTCTCCTGAATCGCCCTCAGTCTAGCTGGAGCGCCCGTTCTGAAGCTGGTGTTTATGATCGCGCCGAACGTGAGTTGCAGCGTCGTCGCCTTGCCGCTGATCGTGACTCGTTCGTGTCTCGGCATGACAAGGAGCATATGGCGTATCCGTCTACCACTGGTGGCCCCGCGACCCCCACAACAACGACAACAACAACCCCCACCACACCGAAGTATTCAAAGGGTGGCAAGGTTGCTAAGTACGCCTCTGGCGGCGCCGTTAAGATGACCGCTGGTGCCGGTAGCGGCCTTGGCCGTCTTGAAAAGGCTGAAGCCCACAAGAAGTCTCCCCGCGTTAAGGCTGTTGGCCTGAAGAAGGGCGGCAAGGTCAAGATGGATGCCGAAGAACTCCGCGAGTTCAAGGGCGGCAAGTACATGGGTGGCCCCAAGGAAGAGGCCGCTGAAAAGCGCAAGGGCAAAAAGTAATGGCCAAGAACGAAACCGAACGCCTCACGGCAAACCAGAAGAAAGAGAACGTGGCTACCGTTGAAGGCGGTATGTCGATGGGTGTCTATTCTGGCCTGATGCCGAAGATCGAAAAGACCCACACGATGCGTGGCTATGGCGCCGCGACCAAGGGTCGTAAGTTCTCCAAGAACGGCTAAGTAAATGAACTATACGGAACTGAAGGCGCAAATCTGGGAGTACCTCCAGACTGACGACGATGGTCTCGGCGGCTTGACGGACACAATCATCCGTCAGGCCGAAGAGCGCATTGTTCGCTCCGTTCAGCTTCCGTACTTCAGGAAGAACGTCACTGGCAATGCGACGGCCACTAATAAGTACCTGACGCAGCCAACAGACTTTCTCTCTGCATACTCACTGGCTGTGTTTGACGCAGACAACAACCAACAGTATTTGCTTCCAAAGGATGTTGCGTTTATTCGGGAGAACTATCCAAGCGCGACATCCACTGGTCTCCCAAAGTATTATGCCATCTTTGACGATAGCACTTTTATCCTTGGGCCGACACCGACAAGCTCGTATCAATTCGAGCTTCATTACTATTATGAACCAGCGTCGATTGTAGACACGGGTACATCTTGGCTTGGCGACAACGCTGAAAACGCGCTTCTGTATGGGTGCCTTGTTGAAGGCTACACAGTTCTCAAGGGCGACCAGACGCTCTTGGCTGTCTATATGCAGCGTTACAATGATGCGATGGCGCAGCTTAAGGTTCTTGGCGAAGGGCGGGATCGTTCTGACACTTACCGTAATGGTGAGACTAGGATTAA